TTACATCGTGATGTAGTTGTTTAGCTTCGTAATATAGTCTGGCAGATCCTCTGCAATAAGTTTTCCGTAATGTTTATAAATCATAGAAGTATCACTGTGGCCAAGCTGCTCGGCAATCCACTCTGGAGGTACTTGGCCAGATGTTAAAAGCTGACTGGCGAACGTATGTCGACCTTGGTTAATACCACGTTTACGCACTTTCGCCTTCTTTAAGTGCTTATTCCAACGATAGCGTAATTCATGATATTCAAAGTGATTCGACCGTTCATGGTTAATCCAGACAAATCTAACCTTTTCTTGTCTCTTGGTCTTATTGTCACGCTGAAGTACTTCAATAGTTTTTGCTCGAGCATTACCAGTAATTTGGTACTGTTTTCTAAGCGCTGTAATTGCCGGCTCGAGAAGTTTAATTTTTCTCTTTCTACGTCGGTTTTTAGTTACTCGATAAATTCCACGAACATATGATCTCGAAATCTGAATAGTACCCTTCTCCAGATCTATATCTTCCCATGCGATCGGGATCTGTTCCGACATTGAAAGTCCAGTCCAAAATAAGCATGGCAACAAGTTTTGAATATCTAGATCCGTTTCAGTGTTCAATATCATTGCAATTTCAACTTTGCTAAACGGATCTGGTTCTGGCGTATCAACTTGGTGGATTACTATGTTTTCAAAAGGGTTGTAAGGCATTTGACGTTCATCGCGCCAAATGGCATGGATTTGTGAAAAACGAGTAATAATTTCTCGTACGGTCTTATTGTTTAAATTCTCTTTTAAGTGCTCAATCCACTTTCTAAGCATGTTTGTATTGATATCTTTGGGATTAATTTGACCCCACTTTGGGATTATATGATTGTAAACATGTCCCTTATATGAATCGTAAGTACTTGGTGCAACTTCTTTAATCGTCTGGCTCAGATATTGTTGAGCATAATAACTAACTTGATTCTTTTTTAAGTGTTTAGAGTTTGGAAAATGTTTGGCCAAGCTAAACTGGCCAAGTTGGATTTCCAATTTAATTAAACTAGCAAGCTTTTCAGCTCTATCTTGATTCTCTGGAGTAAAGTCCCAGTCTAACGTTTCTTTAATAATTGATTCTGTGGCGATCGGTCGCATCCAAATTCGCAACGATTTCCCACGTATTTCTAGCCCTGCAGACATTATTCGACCTACATTTAAGTATTCTATAAAAATATTTAGAGAGATTTTAGAGGAATGCACCCCCGAACGGGGGTGCATAAGAGGTGCGCAGTTAAATGAAAGGCAACTCGTCTTCTTCGTCTATACTATTTCTAGAAAGTAGTTCATTTTCGAGAGCCATATGGAGATATCCATCAAGAGTTTTGTTCATTAACCAATGAATATCTCTGTCATCCATATCCTTGATTGCCCAACCTTTATATTTACCGTAAAAAATATGGGTTGGGTATCTTGCCTGTTCTGAAAACTCATACAGCTCTTCAAAGGATTTAATGCCTTTAGTTCGCACAATCTCAAGCAAAAGTGAATATGTAGTTTTGCAATCGTTTAAAGCTGAATGAGAGTTCCGCAAACCACGACGAGTCGACTTACGATTATTGCTAATTTGGTACGCAAGCGCAGAAAGGTTATGTGATTCCAATGTTGGCCATAAGGATCTGGCCATTGCCAATGTACAGATCGCCTTAATACCTTTAGTCACAACACCGGCACGGTTTATTGCAGCAATATCATAATCAATGTTATGGCCGATTAAGTATTGAACATCATCTTTTGGAAGTTGGAACTTCGTAAAAGATGGGCATTTCTCAAGATCCTCATCAACAATGTGGTGCACAGCCATTGCAGCTATAGAAATTGGTTCACTTGGCTTATAACGTTTAGTGAAATCAAACATCGTTTGCATGATTGGAATATCAGTTCTGAAGCTGGGAAAAATGACTTCAATAGCAGCTGCTTCAATGATATCGCCATGCAGTTTATGGGTTTCAGTATCAAAAATTAGTGCTGTCATTAATATTCTCCAAAGACCAGTATTGATGTGCTCACCAAAATTGAGAAAATCAGATTGAAAAACATTGCATTTTTAAGGTTGAACTGCATGTGTTTTCCCTACTTTACCTTGTTTATCAAGCTCACATCGGCATTGACCAATCCGAAAATAATCAATTGGTCCTGGTGCTTCCTTTGGAGTCATTTCATATCTGTATAGAACATAGGTTCTTACACGAGTTTTAACGGTGATTTCATCACCTTTAATTTCAGTGATTGTGCCGTTATGTGCTTTTTGACTAACGGCAATTTTCCCCTGATACACACCTTCTCTTTTTTGGATCATGAAGTTGACTTCATCACCTACTTTGTAAGATTCAAAATCAGGAAGTTTTAGGCCACCACACTTGCAATGATATTTAGACATGGCTTTCATTCTCCCAATCAAAATCTTCGCCAAGCTGTTCGCTATTATCTGTATCAATTAGGATGATCGAAATAATTTCGTATTCTTCTAGACGTTTAACAGTTGCCATTTTTTCAAATGCATCTTTAAGACTTTCAAAGTTTCCAATCAAAGTTCTGATTTCTGAAACAGCACAAGCCCCAAGCAATGAAGCTGCTTTTTGTTGAATTGGGCTATTTGATAAATCTTTACGAATACGTACCTGGTATTTTTTTGTAGACATGGTTATCCCTCCTTAACTTCTTGACGTTTTTCAGCAATACATTCTTCTAAGTGCTGAATGCATTGTTGCTTAGAGTTAAAGGGCCCTTGCCAACATTCATTAAAATGGATATCCCACTCAACTAAACCGTGCTCTTCGATACGGTCGATTTGAACAGTTCCAAAGAATGGAACCTCATAAGCAAACCAATGTTCATTATCATCAGTGCCAAATTTGATTTTGGAGTTCTGCGCTGCCACTTCAGCTTTATAAACACCTTCAGCATGTTTAATAAGATTTGCTACAGGTGTGCCTTTCATGAACCATGTTTGATCAATCATGCAGTCATTTTGAAGCTTTAAATTTTCTATCTGCTCCTGATAGGCCTTTAATTGATTTTCTTTGTATTCCCAGCATGCATGCGCCAAAAATGCATCACGATCTTCAAGCAAACCATTTTTATCTACTGTGAAATCTGCATTTTCTTCGCCTACTAATTCTATGTAATATTCTTTGAACTTTGGATCGACTGAATATTTCATGATTGAGCCTCCAAGCCTTGTTCTTTACGAGCTTTGGCTTCTTCTACTGAGTGAAGTTCTTCAGCAATTTTTATCGCAATTTAAGCAGCATCAACCATGTTTTTTGCCAAGATCCATTGCACACGGAAATAACCACCTAAACTGTTTGATTGATATTTACCATCTTTATCAAATCGGAAGTTAAAAGGTATTCTGATTTCAATCTCAATTAAGAATTCAAAATCACCGCAAGCACGGTGAAAGTCTTGCAATACTTCGCCTGCATAATGTTTTATGTCATTATTTTCACGTATTTCCTTTAATGTTGATTTAAGAGCTGGACATTGCTCAAGTAGTAGGGAGCTTTGCCATTCTTCATAGGCATCATCAAGAAACTCTTGGAATTTATCAGATACCTGTTCTGAACTAGATGCCAAAAGAGTAGGAATATGAAGGATAGTGTCAAAAGTGACATTTGAATCCCACATGTCGCTGATTAGTTGACGTGGAAATGGTTTGATTTCCGCTTGAGTGGTTTCTACGTTAGAATCGTTTTGCATAATTGCTCTCCGGTGATTGTGTGGCACATACAGAAGTGGCCGCTTCTGTATGTGTGCTCATAAAAATTAGTGAAATTTAATGTGGCTACGATCATTTGAAGACGTAGCTGCACCAAAAATGGCTTTAAGTAAAAGAAGTTTTACTAATTGCTCTGGAACTTCTTCTTTATTGGTTTTGGCTTGAGGGAATTCAGGAAACTTCAATAAGTTGTAGAAATCGTCTGCATATACCCATTGGTGAATGCGATCTTCATTAAGGTTCCCTTTTCGTGTATGCCATGCTTTACATGCTTTGCAATAAACAACATCTGCTTCAATAGTTTGATTGGCAAAAAACACAACGACTGGACAATCCTCTTTTGGCTTTTCATCTTTACCTTTAAAAACATTTAATTTTTGGTGAGCAGGAATAGCTTCAATTTGGACTTTGAAAACCTCAGCATTTGAGTCCTTTAAAATTGCGTTAGCAAAGTTATAAACACTATCTAAAAATGAACCAGAATTTGA